GGTGGCACCGGCGGCCTGCGTGATGCGATTAACGACATCGGCGACTTGTTTTTCGGTAAGGCTTTCGGAGGCAGCCTCTATGACGTTGACGAACGTGTTTCCAGCCTAGCGCGTCTTTCTAACAAGTTCCGTGAAATCGGCCAGAATGTCCGTCAATTCGCATCCGACGTGGCGGACAATCCTATTGCGAAATTCCTCGGGGGCCTAACGGGTAGTGGTTTCAAGCTGATGCTCGCCTCGGTCGGCATCGGAATGCTGGCGAGCGCGCTGTGGAGGCTCGGCCGCGCCGCCGCTTTCCTGTCCGGCCTGACGACCGCCATCGGCATCGTCAAGGGCCTAGGGCGCGTCGGCGGGCTGCTCGTCAACGGCAAGCCGGGCGGAACGCCAACAAAGACGCCCGGCACGAAGGTTCCAGGTACCAAGGATATCGCCAAGGCTACACCATTTCTGTCAGGTCTTGGCACGGCGGTTGTCGGTAGTGCGATCGTTGCAGGCGTCGCCGCCGCGATCGCGGAATTCGGCCCTGATGTTGCCAAGAAAGGAAGAAAGCCAGCGAAGGGAACGCCTGCGTGGTGGCTCGGCATGGACCCGACCGAGACGCGAGAAGATCGGCTGGATCGATTGAACATGCGTCCGTCTCGCGGCGGCCCGCTACATCGCGGTCGCGACAGCGATGATCTTGCGCGCGATCACAGTATGGATGCGTTTCTTGCTGGCCCGCCAGTGTCGCCGTCGAGAGGTGCGCCAGCAACAGTGGCGGCTCCTTCCACTGCACCAGATCAGTCGATACCATTCTCCTTCGGGCAGATGTTTCGGGATCTCATGGCGCCGGTGGGCGGCAAGGGTGGTGGACCTTCCGAGGTCAATGTGATCGGCATACCCGAAGTCTCGATCCCATCGCCGGTGACGACGCAGCCGAGCGGGACGCAGGACGTTCGCGTCACCAATCCGCAGCCGGCACCGAACATCACAGTCAATGTGACCGCCACGCAGGACCCGCAGGCGATCGCCGCAGCGGCGGTCGCGGCGATCTCGGCCAAGCTCAACGCGCTTTCGAGCGGCGCCTATTCTGATGGAGCGAACTGATGCCGACGCCCATGGCTCTTGGTCCGTTCATGTTCGAAAGCCTCGATTTCGGCTATGACGGCGTGCGGCGGAACCTTTCGACCCGATGGGCGGACATTCAGACGGTTGGCGGATTGAACCGGCTGCAATGGACGGGCGGCGATGACGATACTGTCGATGTCGAGGGCGTGATCTTCCCGCATGAGTTCGGCGGCCTTGCGACGCTTGAAGGTGTGCGGGGCGCGGCGGCGGCGGGAACGGTGCTGCCGCTCGTAACGCTCGGCGGCAACGTCTATGGCCTTTATGTCATCGAGGGCGTTTCGGAAGATCAGTCTTTCCACGATAGTAACGGTCGTCCCCGGAAGGACATTTTTCGGATCAGGTTGAAGCGCTACACCGGCGGCAATTTCTCGCCGCTTTCGGTGGTAGCGACTTTGTTTGGGTAGGAACAATGGCCCGATCTTTTCGCAAATCACCGATCGTCCCGGTTTCGGTCGCGCCGACCGACAAGCCATTCAAGGTCTCCGAGCATCGTCGCCTACGGCGGGCGGTGAAGGTTGCGCTATTGGTAGGCGATGATCCGCCGGCCGAAAAGGCATTCGGTAATCCGTGGAATGGCCGGAAGGACGGAAAGCGATATCTGGCCGAGCCTTCGCCATCCGCCATGAGGAAATGAGCGAGCCATGCCAACCGTGTACACGACTATGCAGGGCGAACTCATCGATGCAATCTGTCGCCGCGTCTACGGCGACGAGAGCGGCTATGTCGAACAAGTCCTCGCCGTTAATCCCGGCCTGGCTGCGGTTAGCCCGATCCTGCCCCTCGGCACGGCAGTCGCGCTACCCGTTCTGGTGAAGGCGAGCGAGGTCGTGCCGGTCGTCAGTCTATGGGATTAGCCGGCGTCGACTGAGAATGCGACGCCAAAGGCGCTTGTCCAAGTGCCGGAAACATAGCCCTTACACGTATACTTTTGGCCCTTTTTGATTTTCTGAACATAGCCGTTCCACCTGCTGCTCATGCCGCACCGGACCATGATGCCTCGGCCAATGTCCAGGGTCACCCAATAGCCTGAGAAAGTGCCCTTCTCGACGTTATCCACCTTTCCCGTGATGTCGTGGAGTTTGCCGGCCATGTTTGCGTCCCACCATGCTTCCTGATCGAGTTCGGTCTTGCTCGTGGAAATGCCCGCCGCGATTTCTTTTGCGGTGATGGAGTCTGCTGATGCGGCGTTGACCGTAGCGAGCAACACCGCGAGCGCGATTGTATTTTTAATCTTGGTCATTTCTCCCTCCACCTAAAGTAGCCCCAAGATGAAAACACCTTGCGCTGAAATAAAAGTCAACGGGAAACCTGTAGCATCGCTGTTCAACGAGCGGCTGATCTCGGTGACGATCGTCGACAAGGAGGGCGTCACCAGTGACACGGTTTCGTGCGATTTGAACGACGGCAACCCCTTCGCGGCGATACCGCAGAAGGGCGATGTCATTGAGGCATCGCTCGGTTATCTCGAAACCGGCGTTGCCTTCTTTGGCTCATACGTTTGTGATGATCCGGAGGTTCGCTGCCTGCCCTACGGCCTAACCGTGAAGGGCAAGGGCGCCAATGTCCGCGACCAGGCGAAGCAGCACCGGGCACGTCACTGGGACAAGAAGACGGTCAAGGACATCGTTTCGCAGATCGCCGGCGAGAACGGCCTCGCTCCGGTGGTCGACGACGAGGTCGGCGCCTATGAATACGAATGGTTCGGCCAGCAGGACGAAAGCGACCTGCACGTCGTCGAGCGCCTGGCGCGCCGACATGACGCCCTGTTCTCGATCAAGGACGGCAAGCTCGTCTTCGTGAAGAAGGGATCGGGACAGGCGGCGAGCGGCGCAGGGTTGACGGCCGTTGTCGCCACTCCGGACATCATCGTCCACGGCACCTGCCGCATCACCTTCGCCAACCGGCAAAAATACAAGAAGGTGAAGGCGCGTATTCAGGATCGCAAGGAAGCGAAACAGGTCGAGATCGAAGTCGAGAGCGACGCCGAAGGCACGGCCGACTACACGCTCCCCGCACCTTTTGCAGACGAAGGCGAGGCGAAGAAGGCAGCGACGGCCAAGGCGAAGCACCTCAAATCGCAGACGATCCGCGCATCCGTGACCGTCTTCGGCGATCCGACGATCCGGGCGGGAGCGCCCTTCACCTTCTCTGGCGTTCGGCCTGGCATCGACGGGATCGCCTTCATCATCGAGACGGCAACGCACAAGATCGACAAGGGCGGCTACACCACGCAGATCGAGGCGAAGCTGCAGGCGGCAGGCGGATCATCTGGCAGCGGCAAAACATCATCGAGCGGAAACGGGACATCGGAGACGTCCGGCGCGACGCAACCATCGACAGCGCCGGTGCCGACGATACCGGACAGCAGCATCATTTCGCATCAGTGATGCGATCTGCAACCGAAGAGAAAGCCCGGCCGCAGCCTTTCGCGGCAAGCAAAGACCGCGACCGAGCCTTGCTGCCGGGTATCGGGGTCTAGAGCAGCGCACCAGCTAAGCAGGTCTGTACAGCGGAAGCAATACTGCCGGCATCGTATAGACCGGAACCGGCCTGACGACTGGCCATCATCGAAGGACAATCATCATGTTTGACAACGAGACCGTCGCGGCGGTCGCGGCCATCGCCGCGCGCCTGAAAGTCGAAGAGAAGATCCTGCTCGCCGTCGCCGAGGTCGAAAGCGGCGGCAAGGTCTTTGTGATGGTCAACGGCCGCCAGGAGCCGTTGATCCGGTGGGAGGGGCACTACTTCTATGCCCGCCTCGTCAACGGCAAGCGCGACGCCGCGGTGAAGGCGGGGCTGGCCTCGCCGAAGGCCGGAGGCGTCAAGAACCCCTCCAGCCAGGCGGCGCGGTGGAACAAGCTGCTGCTGCCGGCGATGAAGATCGACGCCACGGCGGCGTTCGAGAGCACGAGTTGGGGTCTCGGGCAGGTCATGGGCGCGCACTGGAAGGCGCTCGGCTTCAAGTCGCCGAAGGAAATGCTGGAGACGGTGCGCCGGGATGCGGCGGGCCAGATCGAGGTGATGGCGCGCTACATCGAGAAGTTCGGCCTTGTCGACGAACTCCAGCGCCATGACTTCCGCGCCTTCGCGCGCGGCTACAACGGTCCAGCTGGCGTCAAGAACGGCTACGACAAGGCGATGAGCCGGGCCTACCAGCGGCTGTCCGGCGCGCCGACGGTTTCCAAGGCCACCGGGATGCTGCGCATGGGCTCGAAGGGCGCTGCGGTGCGGGAGTTGCAGGCCGTGCTCCTGCGGGCGGGCTACACCGTCAAGGTCGACGGCGACTTCGGCCTGTCCACGAAGAAGGCGGTCATCGCCTTCCAGAAAGCGCACAGGATCGAGGCGGACGGCGTCGTCGGCCCGCAGACGCAGAAGGCACTCTCCGTTGTGCCTCGCTACGAGAACGAACAGCCGGGCAAGCAGTCGCTCATCGAGGTCAAAGAGGTCCAGCAGGGCGGCAGCGCGGCGGCGGGCGGCGTTGGTGCGGCCGCCGCCGCCGACAAGGTGACAGACCTGGCCGACAAGGTGCCGGCCACCGGCGTCGATCTGGTCGATCATCTGGTTTCCGCGCTCTACGTCATCGCGGCCGTGCTGGTGATTGCTGGCCTCGCCTATGCCGCCTTGGGCTGGTTCCGGAGCAAGCGCACCGAGACTGGCGACGAGCCGGGCGTGCAGCCTGCGCCGGCGGCGGCCGATCTCACCGAGGCGCTGGCATGAGCAATTGCGGGCTAGGCTCTCTCTCGGTTGCGAGAAAGAGCTTGGTTCACGACCGTGGAGATATCCTCCCGGAGGCGAATGAGGGACCTGGCGAGAATGTTCATCTGTTGCGTGTGCTTTTCCCTGTCGTGCCGCATGACGGCAAGGACACCTCGACCGATTTGATCAGCGGTTTCGCGGGCGACCTTTTCCACGGCGTCGCCGCTCCCCTCCCGAGAAGGGGAAAGCCAGCTTCCGAGCTTTGTCGCCAAGATAGCCACGATCGCGGCGGCCACAGGAAGCGCCAGTAAAATCCAGTCATTCGTCGTCATGGTCGATCTCCGAGAGATGCCGTGTCGCGTAGATATGCAGCACAACGCTCATTCCAACTGAAAGGATGCCTGCATAGATGCGAATTTCGTCGCCAAGATGCGCGGTGACGATCGGCCCAAGGAAGCCGCCGATAAAGAATCCTACGGCCAGGTTGTTAAGGAAATTCGCACGAAGCTTGATCTTTTCCTTGCTGGCCTCAGAGAGCGCCATGCTGCCGTATTCCCCACCCTTGTCCTGAAATAACAGCAAAAATGGCGGCTTCTGTCGAGTCTGCCGTTAGAAGCTATCCTCTGGAGCCGCTCTGATGGCCATCGCCGTCCTCACCACGCTCGCCGCCATCGTCGCCTTCCATGCCCTGCCGATCTGGCTCTTCCTGAAGGAGTGATCCATGGCCGCGTTCGTCATTTCCATCATTGCCCGCTTGTTCGGCGTCTCGCCGGCAGCGGCGCAGGTCATCGCCATCATGGTCGCCATTGCTGTCGCTCTCGGCGGTGTGTGGGGCGGCTACGAACTCATCAAGCATCAGGGTGTCGTTGAAGAGCGCACCCGCACCGACAAGGACAACCAGGATGCTGTCAACAAAGCTCTGGAAGCTGCTGCGAATTTCGATGATTGCCTTGCCGCTGGGGGCCTGTGGAACTTCCGGCGTCAGAAATGCGGCCGG